CGTAGTTCATACAACGTTAAAGAATTCCGTAGCAACCACTTTAGCAGAACAAACTTTAGTGATACTACACTTTACCCAACACTTCCAACAGAAAAAGATGCGTGGGTATCAATTAGTGGCAATAAAAACGACGGTAGTCCTTTTATGGGACGCAAAGCTGTTCGTAAAATTGTTGTTGCAGGATTGCAAGCAGCTATTGACAACAGTGAAGCACTCAGAGAAGATGCACGCGCATTTAATATTATTGCATCACCTGGTTACCCAGAAATGATCAATAACATGGTATCACTTAATAACGATAGACGCAATACAGCGTTTGTTATAGGTGACACGAGCATGAGACTTGCTGCTACTAGTACTGCAATCCAGAACTGGGCAAGCAATACAGCAGCAGATACTGGAAACAGCGAAGACGGACTAGTTAGTGTTGATCCTTACTTAGGTGTGTTTTATCCACAAGGACAAACAAACGATTTGAGTGGTAACACTATTGTTGTTCCAGCAAGTCATATGGCACTTAGAACTATTGCAAGAAGTGACGACCAGAGCTTCCCATGGTTTGCTCCAGCAGGAACAAGACGCGGCTTAGTTGATAATGTTAATGCAATTGGCTACATCAACAGTGCTACTGGTGAATTTGTTGTAGACAACGTTAGAGAGTCACTGCGCGATACACTTTACAGTAATAGAGTTAACCCAATTACATTCTTTAATGGTGTTGGATTAATGAACTACGGTAACAAGACCCGTGCAGCAACTTCAAGTGCATTAGATAGAATTAACGTGGCGCGTTTGGCAGGTTATTTGCGTAGCCAACTGCAGGCAACAGCACTAGGTTATGTGTTTGAGCCAAACGACAAGATTACACGTGATGAGCTTAAAGAGCAAGTTGAACAGATTATGAACGACTTGGTTGCAAAGCGTGGCATTTACGACTACTTGGTAGTTTGTGATGAAACAAATAACACAGCAACAAGAATTGATCGCAACGAACTATATGTTGATGTTGCGATTGAGCCAGTTAAGGCTGCTGAATTTATCTTTATTCCAATCCGCCTTAAGAACACAGGCGAAATTGGAGCAGGTAACGTAGCCGCAGCAAACATTGTTTAAGGCACCATAAACAACGAAAATAATAGGGGGTATATGATTTACCCCCTATTTTTTGAGTACCATAATAGATAAATAATATTAATAGAATATTATAGGAGACACGACATATGTCCGTTTCATCATTAACAAAATTCACTGTACCACTAGATAGTGATCAATCTGCTACTTCACAGGGCTTATTAATGCCCAAGCTAAAGTATCGCTTTCGTGCGTTATTTGAAAATCTTGGTGTGTCTACTCCCCGTACAGAATTAACCAAGCAAGTTATGGACATTACCCGTCCAAACTTAACATTCGAAGAGATTGAAATTCCGGTTTATAACAGCCGTGCATACATTGCTGGTAAACATTCATGGGATGCAATTACAGTTAACTTCCGTGACGATGTCAACGGTAGCGTTAGCAGACTACTTGGAGAGCAAGTACAGAAGCAGTTCGACGTCATGGAACAAGCCAGTGCTAGTTCAGGAATTGACTACAAGTTTGTTACCCGTTTTGAAATACTAGACGGCGGAAACGGCGCTAGTGTAGCAAACGTTCTTGAAACCTGGGAATTATACGGTTGTTTCTTAACTAATGTTAACTACAACGATCTTAATTACGCATCAAATGAACCAGTTACGATTTCAGCAAGCGTTAGATTTGATAATGCTATCCAGAGCCCAATTGGCGATGGCGTAGGTGCTACAGTGGCAAGAGCTCTTGGACAAACAGTAACAGGCTAATAGCCCTTTACTATAGAATTACAAAGACCCTCCGATTTTATCGGGGGGTTTTTTTGTAATATATGCACATAATCTGACAGCATAAATAGTTGTAATAAGGAGATATCTGTGGCTAGTGCTAATACTATTTTAAATGCCCTTGCAAAAGGCGACCAGATCAAAGATTTTTCACACGCAGCCAGGTTGTTTGTTGATAATAACTATGAACTACAACCTCGCTTCAGTAATCTCTTTCATGTAGTTTTTAATCTAACCCCTCAAGCGGCAAGGCTCTTTAACAGTGTTGACAAGATGGAAATTAATATGTTGGTTAAGACCATTGACTTGCCAACATTTAATATTGATACTCAGACTCACAATCAATATAACAGACAAGTGCATAGTCAACACAAGTTAAACTATAATCCTGTCACAGTAACATTTCATGATGATCAGAAAGATTTAATTAGAAGCTTTCTGCATACGTATGCTAACTTTTACTACAACGATAGTAAGCATTCCTTGGGCGGCAGTAGTTATAGTACAAATGATCGTTATGGCGGATATAGAAGCGAAGATTATGGTATGAGCGACGGCAACCAACGGTTCTTTAAAGACATTAGGGTATATACCATGTTGCAAAAACGGTTTGCTGAATACACCCTGGTTAATCCCATGCTAACTGCATTTGGGCATGACAGTCATAGTTATGCAAACACTAGTGTAATGCAACATAATATGACAATTCAATACGAAACTGTTAAATATGCAACTGGATTTGTAAACAACATTAACCCTAAAGGATTTAGTGATATCCATTACGACAACTCACCAAGTCCTCTAGGAGTATTTGGCGGCGGTGTTGGTAATAGTATTTTCTTCCAAGGAGGGCTAGTTGATGCTGCGAATACCGTAGCAACTGACCTGTTTAATGGAAATATACTTGGTGCTGTCATTAAAGGCGGAGTTATTTTTAACAATACTAAAGATTTAGACTTGGGCAGAGTATTGGAAAAAGATTTAGAACGAGCGGTGGGTAGTATTCTTCGTGGAAAGAATCCCCTAACTGATGTTATATTGCCTAATGTGTTTGGTACTGACAGAATCAATACTGGTGAGCCTAGAACAGGCACTGGTGCTCCGGTAGACAGATCTTCAGGAAGTAGCAATAGCAATGCTGTAACTAGTAACGGCAGTAATATTGTCCAAACAGTATTTAACAACGTTAGTGATTTTATATCTAGTCCGTTTGATCTAGGAAATGCATCAACAGTTCCAAATACGTCAGCCTCTCCTACAACTCCTGCAAGACTCAGTGACTTTACTCCTCTTGTTGGCCCACAGACATCTTCTGTAATTTTAAGGCAACAACAAATAAATGACAGAGTTCAACAATTACAAAATCAAATTACCAATGATCCAACCAATACATTTTTAATAAAAGAAAGAGATGCTCTTATTGTAAGACGAGTACAAGAGACCGGAAAGTAATAATATGACAACACAAAATACAGCATTACCTATTACTAGCACGTCTGATAATATTGACTTACGAGTTAATGAATATTTTACCACACAGTTTAGCCCAAAGGGTAAATTTACAGACAATGACTATGAGTTAGTTAAGAGTTTTTGTGTTAACCGTACTAGCAACGAAGAAGCCGCTGCTAGCTTAACGGCCGCAATTCTAAATGCTGTAAATGAGCTACAACTTTATGCCGCTGACGTTATAGATAAGTTTGAGAACAGCGATACAAAAGTTACAATTCCACTACTACTTAATGCTAGTAGAAAAGGCACAAGCCTACTAGGATTTGTTAACGACAAAACTCCTCCCCCAACGGTACAGCAACAGGTAAAAACTTAAACCATGGCTAGTAAGTGGGCAAACGGACTCTACGAAGTAGCTAACCGTGACAAGTATGCTGGAAATAAACCACCGCGTTATAGAAGTAGTTGGGAACATGCGTTTATGCGGTTTGCTGACAACCACCCAAGTGTAATACAATGGGCTAGTGAAAGTATTCAAATACCTTATAGGAATCCATTAACGGGAAAGCATAGTATATACGTTCCTGACTTTATAATAATTTATCAAGGCAAAGACGGCAAACGTCGCGGTGAGCTTATTGAGATAAAACCAAAGAGCCAAACATCATTAACAGAAAAAACAAGTCAACGAGATAAACTTTCGATAGCAATTAACCATGCTAAGTGGGAATCTGCGGCAAAATGGTGCAAACACAAAGGGTTGCATTTTAGAATAGTTAACGAGGCAGATATTTTCCACCAAGGCAAAAAGCGTAGATAAGTAATAGTATGACAAAGAAACTAGAAAACCTATTTGATTTAGCAGATGACGATACCCCAGAAATGACTGTTGAGGAAAATCTTAGTATTACCAACGGAGATGCTATTATTCCTGAACAAAAAACACTACCTGAGATACAACATACATTATCAGCAGTAGACAAGATTGATGCGGCTCTTCCAACGATACGTGACTTAGAAACCAGTGATAATGAACTAGATGATATTGCATCTACTGCTAGAAAAACGTTTGACGATCTCATGGATCTAGGAATGAACGTAGAAGCTAGATTTAGTGGTGAGATCTTTAATAACGCTAGTCGTATGCTGGACACTGCTCTAACTGCAAAAACTAACAAAATTAACAAGAAACTAAAGATGGTAGAGCTACAATTAAAGAAAGCTGCCCATGATTTTAAGACTAAAGAGGATGATACAAACACAATAGCCGCTGACGGCCAAGGTGTTATAATGGATCGTAACGCTCTTCTTAACGAAATTCTAGGCAAAAAAGCATAAATATAATACAGGATGATTATATAAAATGAAAAGTTTAACACATTATTTAACAGAGAGTGAGCGCACTTATAACTTTAGAATTAAGATCGCTAATATGATCGAAGATGAAGTTATGGATAGGTTGGAAACCTGTCTCGAAAAGTATGATATGAAGAGTCTTAGTAAGCCTAAGAAAACTCCTATCCAAGAACACCCCATGGACTTTCAGACATTATCAAATGCTGAAGTTTATATTATGGATGCAGAACTACAATATCCAGTGTCTGCAAATCAACTTTATGAATACATCAGCCAGACTGTAGGTGTTCCTGCAAACCAGCTAGTTGTAATTAACAAAGATCATCCAGAAGAAATTGCACGTGAAGCAGCAATTCAAGAAGAAGGTGACGTATACGTTACTAAACTTGATGATGCTGATTACACGGATGCTAAGAAACATGATGTTGCTGAAGTATTTGGAGACGAATACAATGCTAACATGTTAAAAGAACTTGAAACTCGCAAATACGAGTTTGCTAAAAAGGATTAATACAATGCATATGATTGATGTGATGAAAAAATTGCAAGAGATTGCAGAAGCTGGATACGACAACGAAGATATCCAACGTGGTATTGA